GAGTCTGATACTCCTCCGGAGTATGAGCCTAAGAACGCTCTTGAGAAAGAGATCGTTGATATCATCAAGAAGGTGCATCCAACATTGGATGATGGTTGCCATGATGGTGTTAATGAGAAGGTGATCGTTGACCTGATTGAAAAGCATGGCGGTGGCAAGACTGTGGTTGAGATACCCAAGCCAAGCGGTACTGTTGAATTTGATGGTCTGATGCATGAGAAGTTACCTCAAGTACTCAAAGCCTTGATACGTGGCGACAACGTACTTCTTGTAGGCGGTGCGGGTAGTGGTAAGACCACTATGGCTACGCAGTTGACAGACATGTTGGGCAAAGCCTTTGACCAAGATGATTATCAATTTGGTATGTCAGGTGCTATGTTCCAAGCTTACGAAGTAAGAGGTTACATGGATGCCAATGGCAACTACGTTGAGTCCTCATTCGTCAAATGCTTTCGTGATGGTGGTTTGTTCCTGTTCGATGAAATCGATGGTTCTAATCCTCAAGCATTGGTTGCACTCAATGCATCTATGGAAAATGATGTAGCTGACTTCCCTTGCGGTGTGGTCAAAAAGCATCCGAACTTCCGCTTGATTGCATGTGCCAACACATATGGTAGAGGTGCAGATAGGGAGTACGTTGGTAGAAATCAGCTTGATGGTGCAACCATTGACAGATTCAAGCCTGTGATTAGCCTTGACTATGACGAAAAGCTTGAGTTAAAGATTAGTCCTGATAGGAACTTCACGAAGATCGTACAGAAGTTACGTAAGGCGAAGGATGACATGAAGATACGTTGTGTCATATCACCTAGAGCAAGCATCAAGGGTGGACGTGCAATACTTGATGGATGTGACATGGAAGATGTGCTTAGTCAGTACGTATTTGGTGGCTTAGATGATGATACTGTGAAGAGGATTCGTTCTGAGGCTGGTGTGTAAGACTGTTTAAACAAGGAGAAAGTTATGGCTAATAATAATTTTGCTATGAGGTTTGAGACCTTTGATGAAATGTTAGGGTTCTTAAAAGACCCTAACATACCTAAATGGAAGGGTAGATGTGCATCCGATGATGCGCCTGACAAATGGAGTGGTAACGTAGACGTTAATGGTGCTATGGAACTTGCAGAGTATGGATGGAAAGATGGTAGACAACACATGTCTGATGAATTGGACATGGCTCATGCATCTACGTCATTCGAGAGACTGCCATCACATGAGTACAACGTAGCCGGATACATGCCTAACATACCTCTGTATGTGTCAGGTTGCCCATCACATATGATGAGTCCGCTTGGTGATGAACGCTCTATGGGTAGAGTGGTTGAGATCAAGGTCAACATAAGTGCATCAGCGCACATCAATGAAAAGACTTTGATGCGTAGAGGTGCAAGCATCCTGTCACTTGTGGACAAGCTTGAGGATAGTGGGTTGTCCTGTGCAATTACATTGATTGAGTATACGAAAGCACATGGCAATAATGGCTTGATAGAAATGCCTTTAAAGACTGCCGGTCAGCCATTGGACATAGACAGATGTGCTTATGCGATGGTACATCCATCTATGCTACGCAAGATCATCTTTGCCTTGACTGAACGTCAACTCAATGCAGAAGAGGATTGGGCATATGGATATGGTACTCCGGCTGAGTTACCACTTCACATGAGGCATGGTTGTGTGTACTTCCCATCTGTGAACGAAATGCGTGAGAGTAACATGGACAGACAGATGTATAGGACGATTAAGATATACGAGAATCAAACGCAAGGTTTAGATTGGGATGGCACTAAGTTAGAAGATAAGTAGTAGGGTATATGAATGTATATGAATATACCTACTACATATAAGGAGAAAAATTATGGAGTATTCAATAGAAGAAAGAATACAGATGGCTATCAAGTTAGCCATCGCAGAGGAAGAACCTAAACTTAAAGAAGGACAAACTCTTAGAGTTGAGGTGACACGTGAGGCAGAAGGTATGCGAGTACATGCATACCCTGTGGATAAAATAACAGGTGAACCTGTTGATAATAAGGAGAGTGATGATGCTTAACATCATAATAATAGTGGCAACTGCTATGGGATTAGTTGCATTTGGTGGTCTAGGTTATACCTATGGTTTACATATTGCCTATGATGTAGGGGGGGTGGATGTGTATATCCTCTTTGCATCAGGTGTTGGTGTTGGTGTATGTACACTAGGCTTGTGGAATAGTGTTGCTATGGAATGTTTAAACAGAACTAAACCAAGTAACCGCAGAAAATACAGGAGGTTTGCATGAGTGAGGAATTTGAAACTGATTTAGATCAGGTTGAAGTAGATAAGAAAATATATGAGCAAGCAATACAGAATCTGTACAACGCAAAAGACTTGCTTGCCTGTCTGCCTGATTGGTTCAGCGAATATAATGGATACATACAGATTAATATACCCATGAACGCAGTAGATCGAGCGATCAATGCAACAGAGGCTTATGGCGATAGGTTCTTGGAATCTGATATTTAATAGGAGAAAATTATGCAATTTAGCAAAAAAGAAAAAGAAGAACTTATTGAAAGTGTTTCTTATGACTTAAACAGGATTAGTGGTCTTGCCGAGAATCCGGAAAACTTTCTATCCCTAAATAAAAACGGAACAATTAGAAAGAATAGTAGCGTCACACCTCAAATGATAGCTGACGCAAGAGAGAGAAAAGTTTTTCTTGAAGGTTTGTTGACTAAGTTAAATGAATTATGAGGATGTGTAAACGTAATGTTAAATTACGTTGACATGTTGTTAACTATAACTAAAATAATATCAAGGAGATATTAACATGAATAAAAAAGATAAAGAATTCTTAGATAAGATTGCCGAGACTGTACGTGGTGAGGGTGATGACTTACAGGAGTGTATTGAAATATACGAAAGGATATGGGGGTATACGAATACCTTTGTAAATATGGTAGGTCACGAAGAGTTATTTGAACGTGAAAGCACATCACCTGTGAACATGTGGTATGACATGCTTACTGCGTTCCTTTGCAACATGATGTTGCGTACTGAAAAAGATTTTGTGAGAGACATGCTTGCCGATGTAAGTGAGAGGCTTGATTGGTACGAGGAATGGAATCAGCACAGGGTTGATACAGAGCAGATGGTCAAGATGACTGATGAAGAAGTCGATGAAGGTTTCAATGCTCAAGCTGAGCGTATTATTAACGAAGAAATTTTGCACTAGGGGGTGACAATGAGTGATAAAAGATATGTGTATGACGTAGAGGAATCTATTGTGAACGTAAGAAAGTACAGAATAGAGTGTGACAAAGAGTTACATGATGATGTTTACAATGACATTAGAGAATTGATTTCTCAGGTTGACTGTACAAAGGAGGGCGATAGTGCCGAGTGTTGGACTAATAATGGTATTCAATGCGCAGTAACGTATGAAGATACAGATTGTGTTTATGATGGACAGGTAAACTATAGCCTGTATGTTGATGAACACGAAGGCTCGTATGATGCCGGAATAAGGAGTGATGTATGACTGATACATATAATGTGATGCACATAAATGATGTGCCTAATGATGAGGGTGTGTTCTTTGAAGTAGTAGAGTATGACGAAAAACCTGACTTAAAAACGATGCAGTCGTGGACTAAGAGTGGAATGATTGAGGTACTGCACGTCATACATGATGGCAAAGAATGTCATGCCATCATAGATGAGAATGGTAAGTTTGATAACTCAAACGAAATCAATAAGATGGCTACTACCAAATGGAATAAGTGGCTAAGAAAGACAGGACGTACTGCGTTTGGAGACATGATTGTTGGCAGATGTAGTGTGTTAATTAATTACGAATTGGAGTAAGCGTATGCATGAAAATATACCGGAGGGTGAACTCACTATGACTGTTGAATTCAAGAACGATGGGGATATCCTGTTGACTGCAAGAGACAGTTTAAACGATGAGACACTTGTGTTTCGTCACGAACCTAACATGGCATTGCATAACATGGTGATGGATATGTTACGTAAGATGGGTGTACAACTATTGGAGAGAAACAATGGACTTGAGTAAAGCTTATGCCTCATGGCAGAAGAATCCTGATGATGGTATCAACAGGAGAAAACCTAAGAGGTGGGAACTGAAACTTAAACTTAATGAATTAAAAAAACAAAAGGAGAAAAAGTAATGGGTGCAGATGTATATTTAGAGAAAGCATACGATAAGAAGTATGCAGACAACAAGGAAACTCTTGATAGTTTTCCAAAAGCCAATAGCGATGTCGAATTAACAGAGGCACAAAAGAAACACATGATGGATATATATGACGACCTATATAAACAGGGTGACGTGTATTACAGGGACTCGTACAACTCAGGTAGCGTACTGTGGGCGATGAACCTATCGTGGTGGGATGATATCTTGCCTATGTGTGATGATGAGGGCTACTTAGATACCGATGGTATACGTAAGTTCCTAGACATGGTTGAGGATGCACCATTGCATGTCAGTCAGGGATTCCAAGATAACATGCCTAGCGAGTGGACGTATGACGATGCTATGAAGTATCTACAAGGTGAGGCAGACTTGCTTATATCTTTCTTACAGAAAGCTTTGGATACTAATGATAGATTGTCATGCAGTCTGTAAAGAAAACCACGTGGCATATAAAACCACAAGAAGTTGACATAGACTTTACAACTCCCGAACAGAACCAGATGCGGGATAAGCGTTTAAACAATGCAAACGAATGGCTTCACAAATCCCTTCAGACTGATTGTTTGTGGGGGATAGTGATAGCTAAACAAGTTTATGATGCTATAGATAAAAAGGAAAACAAATGAATAAAGAAAAAATAAAAGAACAGTTAGCGGACATATCAGAGTTAATGTTGTATGTAGATAAGCCTTACAGGATTGAGGCACTACATGCTTTGTATTCAGAGGTAGAGCCTGTAAACTTTTGGACTATGTTCCATCAGTATTGGAACTCAGTTGAGAATCCATCTGACTTCATGCATTTAATTAATGATATGTTTGAGTATGATGACATGGGTTTCAACTACGACATGTTACAAAGCGAGCATCGTTTAGGCACACTTGAGTCTGACGACAAGGCTTTCTTTCTTAGTTTGCCTGATGAATTTGCAGTATTTAGAGGGTGTCATAGCTTTAACGAACAAGGGTGTTCATGGACTACCGATAGAAGTGTAGCTGAGAAGTTTGCACTACGTATGGCTATAGATAACGAGTACATACTCTTGCAAGGCATGGTACGTAAGACAGATATCATCTGTGCTTATGACAACAGGAAAGAAAAAGAAATCGTTGTGCTACCCAAGAAGGTAATCATTGTGGGTAGAGAACGCGCTAATGACCCTATACTTAGGAGTGAAGAGTTCAAGAAGTTTAGCGACACATCAAATGTGTATCACATGGTACAGACAGGTAGGTATAGGCAGTTGCAAAGCGATGAGGACTTAAGGTCTTTAGCTGAAAGCCATTGGATATTTGACATAGAGAAGGAAGGTTTAAACACAGTACGCAAATACGTCCTGTGGTTTGAGGATTTAGTTGGTCTTATAGCAAAGCATAATCTTGATACGTTTGCACCTAGATGGTTTGCACATGCACATGACAGATATGTAACAGGCAAAGACATACTTGAAGGCGACCCACGTAATGTCGTCAAGCAAGCAGAAGAACTAAAGCGAGCAAAAGAAAAGCTACACGAAATGAATGGAACTAAACCGGCTACCAATGCTGAGTTAGATGACATCATTGACAATGCTATGCGACAAGCAGAGGAGAATGATGCCAAGAAGAAATAAATCCCCCTATTGGCTAGAGCAAGCCATAGATTTACGCAAGAGAGGTGATTCTCTAACACAGATATCCAATATAATCTTGCAACCGATCTCAACAATAAGATATCAACTCAATCTTAATCTTACACAGGATGAGTATGATGCATTGTGTCAACCACCTAACCCCCCTGAGAGTGCAAAGCGTACCGCAAGGATACGTGAACTGCATGAAGAGGGCATCAATGGCAATCAAATTGCCAAGCTTGTAGGTGTGTCAAGGCAGTATGTATACAAACTCATTCGTATGTGGAGAGAACAAGAGGATGCTGAATTAGATCGTATCGTAGAGAAAACTAACCTAACATTAACAATAGACGAATGGAGGAAAACAAAGATATGTTAAGTAAAATAAAATCGTGGTTAAGGTATTGGATTGTAGAAAGACCTGAACCTAAAGCAGAAGAAGTAGAAGTATCCGTAGAAGATACCGCAGAGTCAGAGGGTAAAGCTATCTATAGTGGTAGTGTTACCGCAGAAAGCGGT